CAAAGTCATGCTGACAGACAGCGAATGCCCTATTGGTAAGTGGAAAGAGCAGTGATGGACAACCAGCAACTCTTTAATGTGGTCGTTTCAATCGCTGGCTTTCTGGCGGCGTTTGTCTTCAATTCAACGACCCGCAAATTGCAAAAGCTGGAAGACCGCATTGCTGAAATGCCAAAAGAATATGTGCAGAAGGATGATTATCGCTCCGACATCAGCGAAGTGAAGGCCATCTTGAAGCAAATCTTTGACAAGCTGGATGCAAAGGCTGACAAATGACAACGACAGAAGAGAAACAGGAAAAGATCGCGCTTGAGATGGCTGCATCTGCCAGCAAAGGCGCGTTGGTCGAAAAGATCGTATTTGCTGGCATTCCGATCCTGTTCTCCTGCGTTGTATATCTGATGAACAATCTGTCTGCTGCCAACAATGAAATCATCCAGCTCAAATCAAAGATTGCGGTCGTTGTGAATGCCGATAACAAGGCTATTCCGCCACAAGGCACGACCATTGACATGGCCCAGATCAGGGAACAGTTGAGCGACAAGATTGACAAGGTAGAACGTGATGCTGCCCTTGCACGCGCTGCGATGACCCTTGACCGTGAAAAGTCTATGGCTGCAATTGAAAAAAGCCGCATGGACATGGCGACTGATGCTGCTATGGCCCGCTCTTCAATCCGTTTTGATATGGAAAAAATTAGGGGCGAATTGGATAAGCGCGTCCATATGCTTGAGCAAAAGGTGAAGTGATGGATCCGATCACCTTAAAGGTGGTCTTGATTGCTTGGATGCTTGATGTTCAAGCGGCGCGAGTGCTGTATTTTATGCCGATCACAGTTCTTCCAGACGAGGCAACGTGCCAAAAGACATTGGAAGACCTGAAGGAAACGCATAAAAGGGGATACGCATACAATCTGGTTATTCGGGGGGCCTGTCTCCCTGCCAACATGGGGGGATAAAATGGACATTCTGAAGACGGTTGGCCCCCTTTTGGGGCAAGTTGCACCGACATTAGCAACCGCGATGGGCGGTCCTCTGGCCGGGTTGGCTGTCAAAACTCTGTCCAACGTGCTGCTTGGCAATGAAGAAGGCACGGAAGCCGATGTTGCTAAAGCCATGCAGAATGCCACGCCTGACCAGCTTGCTGACATCAAGAAGATTGACGCCGACTTCAAAATCCGCATGGCAGAACTTGAGATCGACCTTGAACGCATCTCCGCTGGCGACCGTGACAGCGCCAGAAAGCGCGAAATGGAGATCAAGGACCATATGCCAAAGGTTTTGGCGGTGGGGATCACGGTTGGCTTCTTTGGTTGCCTCTTCTGGATGTTTGTCTACGGCGTCCCCAAAAACGGCAACGAGGCCCTGCTTTTGATGCTTGGCGCATTGCAGACCGCTTTCACTGGCGTCATCGCCTATTATTTTGGTTCGTCTTCTGGTTCAAAGGCCAAGACGGACCTCATGGCAACAAAGGACAAGTGAGATGGCTGCTGAGAATTGGGAAAAAGCGTTTCAAGCCGTCCTTAAACACGAGGGCGGGTTTGTGAATCATCCGAAAGACCCAGGAGGTATGACCAATTTGGGCGTTACCAAGAAGGTCTGGGAAGAGTTTGTCGGTCGTGATGTTGATGAGCGTGAGATGCGGGCTTTAACCCCGGATGTCGTTAAGCCTTTGTATAAAAAGAACTATTGGGATAAGATCAAGGGCGATCAACTCCCATCTGGAGTAGATTATGCGGCCTACGACTTGGCGGTTAACTCTGGCACAGGCCGTGCGGCTAAGTATCTTCAGCGTATTGCTGGTGTGCCTGATGATGGCGTGATCGGCCCGAAATCTATGGACGCTATTTTGGCTTGCGACCCGGAACAGACGGTTGATGCCATTTGCGACATGCGCCTAGACTTCCTCCAAAGGCTCCCTACTTGGAATACCTTTGGCAAGGGTTGGGGGCGCCGCGTTGAAGAAGTCAAAGCTATTGGTCTCCAGATGGCAAAAGCCAAGTAATGGTGGTATAATATCGGGATAGCGGAGCTTCTGACATGACCACCGGCCTTTCATATGATGGCACCGTAGCTGGAACGACCAGTTACGTTGAGCAGATTGCGACTATGGCTGTCGTGGAGTCTACTGACCCCGCATTTCAGATCATTCTGCCGCAAATGATTACATACGCGGAAAACCGTATGTATCGCGATTTGGACTTCCTGTTCACATCGATTGCGACAACCGCATATGGGATGACGGCGGGCAGCCGCCAGATTTCAGTTCCGGCTGGCACCCTTGTGGTTCCAGAGCAGATCAACGTACTCGTTGGTTCCAGTAACCCAGACACAGCAACTCGCGTCCCTCTTTTGGCGACAACAAAAGAGTTTTTGGATGCAGTTTATGGGTCTGGCGCCACAGCTAATCGTGGTCTGCCAAAGTATTGGGTTCCATTTGATGATTATACGTTCCTCGTAGGACCGTATCCCGATCAAAGCTACCCTTGCGAGCTTGTTGGAACCTATCGTCCAAATAGCTTGTCTGCGACGAACAAGACCACGTTCATCAGCCTGTATCTGCCTGACGTTTTCATCATGGCTTCCATGATCTATGTCAGTGCCTATCAGCGCAACTTCGGCCGCGCCAACGATGATCCGCAGATGGCTATCTCGTATGAGCAGCAGTACATGGCTCTTCTAAAATCCGCTGATTTGGAAGAAAACCGTAAGAAGTTTGAAGCTGCTGCATGGTCTTCGCAGGAGCCTTCGATCAGCGCCACATCGACCCGTGGGTGATAGATGCCTCATGCTTCTTTCAAAATTGTTCCAGGCGTCGATGAAAACAAGACACCCGCGCTCAATGAAGCGGCTATTTCATATAGCCAGCTAATTCGCTTTATCTATGATCGCACGCTCGGTGGTCTAGTTCAAAAGCTTGGTGGATGGACAAAGTTCTATCCAAACGACATCCGTTCTGTTGTCCGCTGCCTTTGGGCATGGGAAGACACGAATGCCAACTCATATCTTGGCGTTGGCGCGGAGGGCAACGGTGGTGGCGCTCTCCAAGTTATTTCAAGTGGTGAAAATCGCGACATTACCCCGCAAAAAAATGCGTATAATGTTGCCGTCAGCGTTTCGACTACGGCTAGTAGCAATGTGGTTACGATCACTGATACTGGGCGCAACGTCAGCAATTATGATGTGGTTGATATTCAAACACAGATAAGCGTTGGCGGTATTATCATTTTTGGTCAGTATCAGTGCTATGCTCTGGGCGCCAACACTTACAGAATTTATGCGACCAACATTCTAGGCGATCCAAATAACGCTACATCTACTGTTGCGAACGGCGGCGCTGTTGCGCTTTTTTCAACAACCAGTGGAAGCAGCGTTGTTACCGTCACCTTGAACAATCATAACTATGTCGAGGGCGACACATTCCCTGTTATCGTTGCATCTACCGTTGGCGGCATCACATTTTATGGCAACTACATTGTCACGAATGTCATCGATGCCAATAACTTCAAGATTGCGGGTACGACGACAGCATCCGCTACGACAACAGGGTATATGAATAGCGGAAATGCCCGTTATGTTTATTACCGTGGTGTTGGCGCGCTGCCTGCTGGCACGGGTTGGGGTATTGGTGGGTATGGTAGAGGTGGTTATGGCACTGGCTCAACTCCAGTCATTGTTGCCGGTACACCAATCTCGGCTATTGATTGGACCCTTGATAATTGGGGCGAGGATTTAGTTTCTTGCCCACTTAACGGTCCGATCTACATCTGGTCGCCAACAAGCGGATCACCCCGCGCATCAATCATTCCAGAGGCTCCTTCTGTTAATGATGGAATGTTTGTGGCCATGCCACAGCGCCAGATCATTGCATGGGGTTCGACATTTACCGGCATCAAAGACCCGCTTCTTGTTCGCTGGTGCGATGTCGATGATTATGCTTCATGGGCCGCTACTGTTACTAACCAAGCTGGCTCGTATCGCATCCCTAAAGGATCACGCATCGTCCAATGTATCCAAGCTGGTCAGCAGGGCTTGGTTTGGACTGATCTTGGCATCTGGGCAATGCAGTATGTCGGCCCTCCATACGTCTATCAGTTCAACGAACTCGGAACTGGTTGTGGCCTTATTGCTCGCAAAGCAGCAACATCAATGGGCGGCGTTGTTTATTGGATGGGACAAAGCCAATTCTATCGCATGTCTGGCGGCGGTATTGAGCCGGTTCGCTGTCCGGTCTGGGACGTTGTGTTCCAAGATTTGGACACAGATAATCTTGATAAAATCCGCGTAGCTCCAAACAGCCGTTTTGGTGAAATCTCTTGGTTTTACCCGACGAAGGGTAATGGCGGCGAGATCAATGCCTACATCAAATACCATGTGTATCTTGACCAGTGGGACTACGGGACTCTTTCGCGCACGGCATGGATCAACGAGTCGGTCCTTGGCCCTCCCATTGGTGCGGGCATCCTGCCTGGCGGGACCGGAAACTACATCATTCAGCATGAAACATCAGTGGATGGTGTTAACGCATCGGGTCAGGCAATCCCGATCAATTCCTACTTCCAGACAGGCTATTTTGTCCTGACAGAAGCAGACTATAAAATGTTTGTGGACCAAGTTTGGCCTGACATGAAGTGGGGTTATTTTGGTGGCACACAAAGCGCAAACGTGCTTTTGACATTTTATGTCACGGATTATGCTGGCCAGACGCCAATAGAGTATGGCCCATACACGCTTACGCAAGCTACCAAATATGTCACCCCGCGTTTCCGTGGCCGCTTGGTTTCAATCAAGGTCGAAAGCAACGACATCGGGTCGTTTTGGCGCCTTGGTAATACCCGTTATCGTTATCAGCAGGATGGGAAATACTGATGACCGCTTCTCTCAGTGACATCCTAACCACCCAGAAGAACGGCGTTGTTGCCATCAACGGCCTTAATGGAATCCTTAAAACGATTTCAGATAACATAGCCATTCTCACTGAGTTTGCGGCTGGTAATAATCCAACAAATTCATGCCCGACCGTTGTTGCAACGACATATCAGGCAGTTGTTGGAAAAGGAATTATGTTCAGCGTTTCCATTCCAGCCACTTCAGGTTCAAATCAGGTTCTGATTTATGACAGCGCAACGACTGGCGGTATCGGTGCATCAAATCTGATCTACGGGTCTTTGCCCGCAAACGCATCTAACTTCGTGCCGTATCGTGATACCCGCATCCATTATTCCAACGGTCTAGTGGTGGTGTGCCAAACAGGCATGTCTTGTGTTGTCTCATACACACCGAACATTTGAGGATGCTATGCCGCTGAAAAAGGGTTCCTCCCAAAAAACAGTTAGCTCCAACATCAGCGAGCTTGTCCATTCCGGCCGTCCGCAAAAGCAAGCCATTGCTATTGCATTATCTGAAGCTGGCAAAAGCCGCGTCAGAAAGATGGGTGGCGGATCGACAACAACAACGACAGCGCCGGTTGCAGGAAAGGTTAAGCCCCATGTTGGCCCGATCCATTCTCCTGTTGCTGGTCGCACCGATCATCTTCCTATGCATGTTCCCTCTGGCTCTTATGTCATCCCAGCGGACATCGTTTCCGCGATGGGCGAAGGGAACACGATGGCAGGGTTCAAATACCTAGATCGTATGTTTAACGGGTCCCCCGGTGTCCGTGCCTTTGCCTCTGGCGGGTACACTGGTGAATTGGTACCCATTGTTGCCGCAGGCGGGGAATATGTGATTTCTCCTAATTCGGTTGAGAACATCGGGCAGGGCGACATGGAACGGGGTCACAAGTCGCTCGACTCGTTTGTGAAAAAGATGAGGGCTAAAACTGTACAAACCCTCAAAAGCCTCCCAGGCCCCAAAAAGGATTAAGCATGTCTGAACTGACGGGGATCAGGATCGGAACGCCGGAAGATGTCCATGGCATCATGGAAATCGCCACGGAAATGTGGAATGAGCTTGGAATTACACCCGCCTCGCAGGAGAAAATCCTGCATGAGGTCTGGGCTGCGCTCAACCAACAGGACGGGATTATCGGAATTATCGGTGAGCCTGGCGGAAGAATTGAGGGTGGTATCCTACTCAGAGTAGGGTCCATGTGGTATAGTGACGAAAAGGTTCTGGAAGAACGCGGGATTTTCATCCATCGGGACTTCAGACACATAAAAGGCGGGCGCGCTCGTCGTTTATGTCAATTTGCTAAAAACGCGGCTGATTCTCTTGGCATACCTTTGTTAATTGGGATACTTTCCGATGACAGAACAGAGGCGAAGGCCAAGTTGTATGAGCGCCAGTTCGGTAAGCCTGTAGGGGTATTTTACCTATACAACGGCACAACTGGTACGAAAAAGGAAACCTGACATGTGTGGTGGCGGCACTCAGACAACAACGCAGGAAGTTAAAATCCCGCCAGAAGTCATGGCGCGGTATAATGCTGTTAACGCCCGCGCTGAAGAAGTCGCCAAGCAACCATTTCAAAACTACAGCGGGGAGTTTGTCGCCCCGCTGAACCCCACCCAGCAGGCAGGGGTTGAAGCAACCAGCCAGTATTCGCAGTCCGCACAGCCATACTTTGGCGCGGCAACTGGCCTGACCCTTTCCGGTGCGCAGGATGTCGGCGCGCTCAATCAGGGCCAAATCGGCTATTACATGAACCCCTTTATTCAGTCGGTTGTCGATCCGACTGTAAAGGCTCTTCAACAGCAGCAGGGGCAGGATCGGGCGCAGCAGCAGGCACAGGCCATCAAATCTGGTGCTTATGGCGGCGACCGCGCCGGTATCCAGCGCGCAGTTCTCCAAGGCCAGCAAAGCCTTGCCACCAGCCAAGCCGTTGCTCCTTTGTTCGCACAGGGCTATCAGCAGGCTGTGAATACTGCACAGGGTCAGCAGGGCGTTGTAGCGTCCGATCTGGCTCGCCGTATGCAGGCTGGCCAGCAGTTGGCTGGTCTTGGCACGGCAGGACAGCAGACGGCTCTACAGGGCGCACAGGCACAGATCCAAGCTGGTACGCTCGGTCAGCAGACGCAGCAAGCGCAGGATACAGCCAAGTATCAACAGTTCTTGCAGGAACGTGGGTTCCCGTATCAGCAGGCTCAATTCCTCGCCAACATTGCGATGGGTACTGGTGCGCTTTCTGGTTCGACTACGACCACGGAGCAGCCAGCTGGCTTCTTCTCGGACGAGCGTCTGAAAGAGAACATCAAGAAGGTTGGTGAGACCAATGATGGTCAGCCGATCTACCGTTATAACTATAAGGGCGACCCTCGCACCCAGATCGGCCTCTTGGCCCAGGATGTCGAGCAGGATCACCCAGAGGCCGTTGGCGAATCACATGGTTATAAGACTGTTGATTACAAGAAAGCTACTGATGATTCTGTTCGTACTGAGCGCGCTTACGGCGGTGGCTTGGATGTGAATGCATTTGGTGGCGCCGTTATGGACCCCGGCAGCTATGCTGGTGGCGGTCTTGTTAGCGACACCGATCTGTCGTCTATCCTTGCCTCACAGCAGAAGTTCTTTGGCCCGTATGGCCAGGGCATGGCTGGTCAGGGCAATCCTTATCAGAGCCAACAGAATATCGTTCCACAGGCAAGCCTTCCTATTCCAAAGCTGGTCACTGCTGGCTCGGCTCCTTCCCCTCGTCGTTCCGGCCTGTCACAGGCTGCTGAAACGGGTTCATCCATCTCTGGCCTTTATAAGGGCGGAAAAGAAGCTCTTATGGGCAGCAAGGATGAGAAGGGCCTTTTAGGCAATGAAGGCAAATGGGGTGACGGATACCTGTCCGGCATCACCAAGATGTTCAGTGGTGACGAGAAAAAGGCATCTGGCGGTGGTGTTTCACTGCGCGGCCACTACGACATTGGTGGCGGACTGCCTTACGGTGGCCTGTCGCAGGGCTACGACCCTCTGTCTGAATTGATTAAGCAGGGGCCACAGCATTTTGAGCTTCCAAAGCCCGGCGCTCCTCCGAAGCCGCAAGAGCCTCTTAAAGACGCGATGCAGACCGGCACCCAACTTTATGCTGCTGGCAAGATGGGTTCGGCTGCTGTCAATAAGGCCACTGAACTCGCTGGCAAAATGACCGGCGATACACTGACGCCTATTGCGCCGGGTTCTGAAATCACAGCGATGCCTGTGGCTCGCCCAGACACTCTTGGTAGCATTGCTACTGGTGCAGAGGCTCCGACTACTGCTATTGCTGAAGCAGCTCCAGCGGCCACCGCGACAGAAACGCTTGGCTCTGCTGTAACAGCGGCTCCCACAGCCGTTGCTTCTGCTGCGCCTGTTGCTGAAACAGCGGCAACCACACTTGCTGCTGCCGCTCCAGAAGCAGCAGCTGGTGCAGCTGCCGGTGCAGAAGAGCTTCTCCCGATGCTTCTTATGCTCGCCAAGCGCGGCGGCCGCATCAACGCACATCATTATGCACAGGGTGGGGTTATCCCTCGCCAGCATTTTGAAGATGGTGGCGAAGCCGATCCGCAAAAACTGTTCAGCCAAAAAGAGGAAGAATACGGTCTTCCATCTGGTCTTCTGAACCGCACTTGGCAGATCGAAAGCAGCAGCGGAAAAAATCTCAGCACTGATAAGTCATCTGCCCGTGGTCATTTTGGGTTTATAAATGGCACGGCTCAAATGATGGGGTTGAAGAACCCTGACGATCTGGCCGAATCCACAGATGCTGCTGCTCGTTATGCGGCTCAAAACCGTGACTTCCTTCGTAAGAATGGAATTCTTGAACCAAATGCTGCTCAATTGTATCTTGCTCACCAGCAGGGTCCGCTGGGTGCAGTACGCTTGCTAAACGCTGGTGATGCACCGGCTGGCGGCGTTGTTGGCGACCGCGCTGTTTTGAACAATGCTGGCGATCCGACCATGAAGGGTACGGATTTCGCCAACAAGATCATGAACATGTATTCTGGACAGAAGCAGAACATTGGCGATCAAGTTCGCGCTGCTCAGACAGAACAAAAGGCTGGCGAAAAGAAAGATAGCGGCACGAATTGGGAGAAAATCCTGATCCCGCTGCTTTCTGGCGTTGGCTCGGCTATGGCTTCAACCCGTCCTACTCTTGGTGGTGCATTGGGTGAAGGTCTTATGGGCGGCATTGCTGGCTACAAAGACATCAGCAAGCTGCAAGCCGACATTCCGAAGACAGAAGCCGCAACACAGCTTGAGAAGTCACAGGCTGCTAACGTCGATATGCTCACTCGTCAGGTCAAGGCTGGCCTGTATGACCGTAAGTATTTCGCTGGTTACGGCTGGTATGTCATCGACAAGGAGAACCCTGGTCGTCAGTATCGCGTTACAGACGCCAAGATGAACCCGCTTCCGGGCTTTGAGGGTCGCTTGTCCGATCTCGGCATCGATCCTTCAAAGGCTACAGCTGGGCAAGAAGCATCTGGAGCAGGAGCGCCAGCCGGTGCAGGAGCCGCCGCCGCGCCAGCAAAGACTGCTGTTCAGCCAGCACCAGGGACCGAAACACGCGAAAGCGACATTACAAAGGTTGTTCCAGAGCCAAAGAACCTTACTGAATGGAAGCCTCTTACGGCTGTTCCAGAAGGTTATGTCCCAGCCAACCAGATTGAGATCGTCAATCCAGATACGCCCGAAAAGGCCAAGTCTGCTTTGGAGGCTGGTACTCGTATTGCGCAGGAATGGCGCGGCAAGGCAGAGGCCACCGGCCCAACCATGCTCGGCCTACAACGCATGGTTGATGACTATAACCGCCTTCCAAAAGAAGGGCTTATGTCTACAGGCCCGACTGCCGAAGCACGCTTGGATCTTGCTAGGCGCATCAACGAAGCCAGCACGATTATGGGTGGCAAGCCAATCTTTGATGAAGGCAATGTTGCTGATCTTGAAGCGATCAAGAAAGGCACATTCAACCTTGGCGCGAAGATGTCGAACTCAATCGGCACTCGTACACCAGGGCGCATTGTTGAGCAGGCTGTGGCAAACAATCCATCGATTACAAACAGCCCGTTCGCTTTCGACATCTTGGCTCAGACTCTTATTCAGAACTCTGAATATGAAAAGGATCGTTCGCGCTTCTACAGTGATTATCTGAACAAGTTCAATCACCTTGATGGCGCAGACATCATGTTTGACCGCGCCAATCCGCCGAAGCTTTACGCGGATCGTGCGATCAAAACAGCGACAGAAAACTACATCCCTGAATCAGAACGCAAGAACCTTGCGAACTATATCGATCAGTGGAAAGACAAGGATCCGGCAGCCGTTGCGAATGCGAGGGCAATTTTCGATAGGCGCTACTTCAAGGGCGCTTCCGATATTCTGGCGAGGTAATTATGGCGGACCAGGAAAAGGCTCCAGATTTCAGCTTCGTCACTAAACCCGGCGAAGTTGCTGCCAAGCCTCAACGTGCTGAAGGAACGCCAGCGTTTGGTTTTGCTGACAAGGCGACACCTGACGTTGAGCGCGATTGGGGCGAAGCGTCATGGGGTGATGTCCTTTCATCCGGCGTTCGTAATGCCCCCGCCAGCGCGATGCACCAGATTACGGCTATCCCAGAAGCGCTCATGAACCCTACCCAGACATGGGAAGGCATGAAGATGGTTGGTCGGGGTATTGGAGCAAAAACCGGCCTCGGCGGTAGCGAGGATGTAAATCAGCGCCAGCAAGATGAAGCTGTCATCAACGCACTGATCGCCCCCTACACTTCTATGGCTGGCCTTAAAAAGTCTTTGGCTACAGACCCGTTTGAAGTGTTGACTACCGTTG